CCTCAGGTACATCTGCGTCGGCAATCAACAGATCCAGCAAATCCTTGTCCTCAGCCCTGTAGCTGGCTTGCTCAAACTTGGCTTCTAGTTGCGCCATGACATCTTCCGTCATCTTGTCTACGTCCGCGTACGAGACATCGGTGGTGGCTGCAGCTTCCTTCAGGTCTGTGGTAACGGTTCCGGTCAACCCGGTCTTGGGTGTCAATGCGTGGCCTACTTCTTCCAGAATGTCCATGTCAAAGTCCTTGACGTAGGGCACGGTGACCGTATCCCCTGCCTTCCCCGCGATTACCTCGCTGACGATAACGAAGTTTCTCAGGCGGCTTGCAGGTGCGGGCGTGAGCCCTATTGGTGCTTCCCACTGTTCTTTGAGGGATCCTCCTTTGAGGCGTCTTACAACGCTCTCGCGAAGGACCCGGCGCTGATCCACTTCCATCGTGGAAACCGCTTCAGCAGCTACGAGACCTTTGCCCTTGCTTTCCGCAATGGTTGATTTCTCGACTGGTGCTTCAACCTTCCCTTCAATAGTGTTCTCTGGCATTTTCTTATCCACCTCCAAATTTCCTTGAGGCTCCTTTACCTGAACCGGTTCCGAAGCTTTCTGCTGCTCCCAGGGCGGGGTCCTATCGAACTCTCGATAGTGCTTCGCCAAGTGAGCTTTCACAGCATCAACATCGGCCTCAGAAATATCGACGCCACCACGACTACCTTGAATCGCTGCGCCCGCAGACATGACTCCGCGAAGAACAACAACCAAGTGCCCATCATGGCTTATGTCGTGGTGTGGTAGCTTGTAGCCATCAAAGGTCTCAGCATTGTTTGGATCGTACCAAGCAAACCCCTCACGGTACTTGGACCAATCCATGTGCTGCTTATCGGGTCCACCAGCCCAACTCCGCAGACGTCCATCCGCGGTAGGCCAGTTCCATCCCTGATCTTCAGGTGCTTTGTCGTATCCGAGCTGATGCTTCACCGCAGCTTCAAGAAGTCGTGCTTCAACAGAGGATGCTTCCTTCTTCTCAGCTTCAGCCTTAGGTTCCTCGAGACCCTTTCCGGCGCTGCTCATTCAGCAGCTTTACCTGGCTCTCAAGTGAACCAATCCTGTCGCCGAGCTTCTGGACCTCAGATAGAATGGCTTTCGCGCATTCTTGGGCACCGTGAGGTTTACCGTCGCTTTCCGCACCCGTCTCCTTTGAGAGAGGTGGGGCAGCTTCTCTGGTTTTGTCAGGTTCCGGAGTTGTCTTTGATTCCTGCACGGCCGGGACAGGTGTAGCAGGTTGTGTCGCCGCCGCGGTGTCCTTGGCTTTTTTCGGTTCGGGTGGAGGTGTAGCCTCTTTCTTTTCCATTGAGACACCTCCTCCTATTGGTGTGGTATCGTCTTCACGTGAAGGCATACCCGTAACGGATGATGCCGGTTTCAAGCTCGTTTCAAGCGAGAGTCTAGCTGTCCCGCCAACTCTCGACTCCACTTTCACAGGTTCCGTGTGGAGACCTGCAATCTTCTTCATGACGATGCTGGCCAAGGGATCTCCCGGTTCCACGCCTGGAGTTAGTAGCGCTAGACCAGTGAAGATCACGCCTTGTGGCTGCCACCAACATTCGTTTTGATCGCAGACCACATCAGCCCAACGATATTGAGCCTCAATGCTAACCGCAACGATCTTCTTGGCTTCAATCAAAGCCATAACGGAAGGTTCACGAATCGAAATCAGGGCCTCAACACGTGCATCCTCGAACTCAGCATCGATAACCCGGTTCTCAGGAAACGGCAAGTTAGGCGGCACATGATTCAGGTCAATTGGACGGTAACCAAGGCTCCTAGCGGCGACGCGGAGTTCATCTTCCGTGAACTCAACTTGATTCCGAGTTTTGCTCACGTGTATGGCGCGGACTCGGTAGATTGAACCCGCCTCGGTTTGGCGAAGGAACCGGATATACTCCTCCGGCGCCCACTGAAAACTCTCCTTCAACTCCTTAGTTTGTTGCTGCTGGTTGCTCATTCGGCTTAGCCCCCTTAGGTTGTTCACCACTTACTTCCGTTGACTGTGATTCCTCAACCTCGAACCCGAACTTACGTAACATGCGTCGAACTTCATCCTTGGAGAGATACTCGACGCCAGTTTGAGCGCTCACTTGGGCGAGAGCAATTATGTTCTCAAAACTGAGCTCAGGTTTCTCGACACCCCAATTGAACACAACCCGGTCTTTGATTGGGTCGAAACCGTTGCTCTCTAGCAGGTCAGCGTAGATTTCCCGTTCCACCACGCGCTTGAAGAAACGACGCAGAAACTCTATCTTGCGCTCGCTAATCTCCTTGGCAACAGTGGCGCTTGCCTCAGTGAAGCCGGGCGCCGTATACAATTTGACGACGGGTGTTTGCATGCCGGCAACGGTCTGGCTCTCAATGTAGTTTACGAAGCCCTCGAAACGGGCTCTTGGGTCGATGGCCAGGGTCTTGATGTCGAACGACGTACTTCCGCTCGGATTGAATACTAGGTCCTCGTTCTGCGGTGTCTGCTCAATCGCGGTCTTGTACTCGTTCAGCTTATTGTCGCTGGCACCGGTGAAAACCCAAACGCTCTTCGGAGACGCATATCGCTCAAAGATCTTCGGCATTATGGTTTCCATTTTAGCCTTGATCTTCAGGAGACTTTCACGTGTGTAACGATCATCAACCGGATAGCTCTCCAACAGACTGCGAATGACTGGGGAACCAAAAGCTTCCCCGTCTTGCGGATTGAATCGGAAGTGAACAATGTTCGCGGCCTCAAGAGGTATCTTGCTGCCACCGATACTCTGTTCATACCACAAGACTCTCCCCGATGTTGGATCTCTCTTGATCTTTCGAATGCTGGTCAGCGGAAGAAGTTTCAAACCAGCTAGCTTTTCGTTGTCCCTGACCTTCTCAAGAAAACTGTTGCCGCCGAATACGCATTCCTTCGCATTCTGCATTAGAAGCTGATCCATGCCCTGTTCGGCGTTGAACTCCTCGACGAGTTTCTTTACGTCCGGGTTCGAAGATGTAACGAAGAAACCAACACCAACTGCCTGCTCTGCTAGGTAATCGACTGCGGCTGAAATTGAGGGGTCCTTGATGTACGCATCACGATAGACGGTCAGACTGATTGGGGCAATCTCTCCAGACGCTCTAGCAATCGGCAGCATCAAGCCTGCAGCTTCGCGAATGATGAGCAGTCTTCTACCTAACCTACCAAAGAACCCCACGAGCTCTCACCAACTGAATCATGCAGTTCGTTTTACTCGCAAAAGAGTCCCAGTTGGCGCAGATTTGCTCGCGTAAACTGCGAGAGCTACAGCCCATAATCGGTCGTCGTGCGTGCCTGCTGGATGCGAGAACTGAATTTGACCGGATTTGGTTAACTCGAAACGTTCAACGTTCAATTCGTTGGCCAATTCGAGTTGATAGGGAATGAGCACACGCTTCTGCTGCATCTGCATCTTCAGATGACCAAGAATGTCCTGCTTCACCGGAACCGTTAGCACAACGCCTTCAATGTTCGGAACTGATTTCTTCGCTTCATCGAGAAACGCTTCGCCGACACCCGTCTGGTCAATCAGAAAGCGATGCACCGTCTGTAATCGTTCCGAGAGAATCTTCAGATAGCCAATGACGCCTGTGTACTCAGTCCCCAGAGGGAAACCTTTCAGGGCACAAAGACGCAGCACATCAGGGTCTTGGCGTACGACACCTAGCCACGTATAGTCCTGTTTCTTGCCCAGGTCTACGCCCACGAAAAAATCATGTTGGAGTTGGGCCAAGATCTACCGCCCAGAAACTATGCATCCGATCTAGTTCTCGAATCTCAAGCTCGGCATCAGTACAGGTCGTTATCAGAGAGGTGGGAAGCCAACAGTCCTCGTCCTCAGCCCATTCGGCTTCCATTTCCCGCCGCCAACGCCAAGGGTCCGCTGCAAGTTGTCGTCTGATCTTAGCGAGAATGTTCTTCTTGAGAGGACCCTTCGGATCTTCCGCCTCATCCCACCTAACACGAAGGCGCTCATAATCAGAAAAGTCCGGATCGTTACACATCTTGTAAAAGACATGGTCACGAGCCCACGGCGTCGAAGTGGCGATTAGACCGCCGTTCGTTGTTCCGAGAGTAAACAGGATAGCGTCATATAGTTCCTCGTCGTCGCGGACAAAGTTGAACTCATCAGCAAATATGCGGTTCAGCGTTGGTCCACGAATCGTGTCTGGGTTGCATGGATAGGCTTCAAGAATTGACCCATTAATGAGAGCGATCTTGGTTCTCAGCGGTTTTCGACCGACCAAGAAACTCTTCGGCATTTTCTGCAGGAAAGAAGTGATCTTGCGAATCACGAGTTTGCTTTGCCGAAATGACGGACCAACGATGGCGGTCTGCCAACCATCATATTTGACGGCCTCCCAGAAGAGAAAGGCCGCCACAATGAAGGATTTCCCGCTCTGCCTACACCAGACAAGCACAATGAATTGTTTACGTTGAGCTTCAGTAAGGAACCGGATTTGATACTGAGTCGGTTCGAATCCAAGAGCTTTCTGACAGAAAGCAATCGGACCTTCCTCAGCAATCTCCTTCAGCCTAGCCCAAGTCAGAACGCCTTGGTCCCCTTGTTTCCTTCGCTTCAGGTCTTGGAGATCACGCTCAAGATCTTCCTGTTCCCTCTGAGATTGCTGCAATCTCCCTTCTGAGAGACTCATTCGTTTGCTTCACCTCGGCGAGGAGACGTTCAATGTCGCGGCGATCGTACCCGATCAGGATGGCTTGCGCAGTTCGATTGGCGGCGTTCGCAAGCCGCAACGCCTCCATGCGGGCGCGGCTATTCGCAGCCGCCTCCTCGCTCTCACTGAGTTTGAGTGCGTCCTTCATGATTGACATGGCAACATCGTACAATGCGAGGCGCTCTTTCTGCGTGTCAATATCCTTCTCGGCCTCAGTTGCAGTCCTAGTGACATCGGGGCCGTGCTTCATGCCGAAAGCGTAGGCCTGTGTCTCCAAGGTGCGAATTAACATGTCAAGGTGGTGCAGATTGGCAGCCACCCTGTTCTGGGTGGAAGCCACCCTCTCGCGAATCCAATCCATGAGAATCATTCTGATTAACGCAGCAAGCGTCAAGCCCTTGGCGGCAGCATACGTCTGCAGCGCCTTCTTCCAGATCGCCTGGAGGCGAATCACGATCCGCGGATTACCCTTCGAAGGCATCGCCGAACACATCAAGCAGGGTCGGTTCCGATGCTGTGGCCACCAAGAGCGGGGTTTCCGGCGGTGTGTAGTTGTGGATTATCAGGTTCGCGAAGTGGGTCCGTTTGCCGCCTGTCACTTTCTCTATGGATGTAGGAGAACTGATCGACCTAGAAGGCAGCCTAGCGTA